ACAGGTCTTTGGTGATGACACAATCGATATATCCGTGTTCAATATCCTTTAACATCCTTTGGAAGGCGGGCCGGTCAAACGTAGTCCCCGAATAACCGTCGTCGGCTGCTGTACAAAAAGGACTAATAAATTCACGCCGTACAGGATTCCCGGCGCAAGGTTTCCAGCAGAGCTTCAATCTCATCGACAAGGTTCAGCCGGATATCCATGCGCCCGTCCGGGTAGATGGTGACGGATTGCAACAGCTCGATTGAGATTTCTCTGGTCAGCACCGTAATCCCGGCATAGCTCTTGAATTGCTCGATCACAGCATTGCCATTGTCGTCGCTGCCGCTTGTTTTTCGTTCCAGCTCCAAGACCGTGTGAGAAATATCCTCCGCTTGCGCCGTCAGAGCTTTCTTCTGCGCCGCGAAGCTCTCACGGGATATCTCGCCCTCTACCAGCCTTTCATAGAGGTCTTGCAATCGCTCGTCAAGCCGGGCTTTCCGGCTCTGGAGCGTCTGCAAGCGGCGCTGCGCCTGTCTGCGGTCAAGCTGCCGCTGCTCCTGCCTTGTTTGCAGAAGCCTGTCTATGCTGACGGCGTATTGAGCGTAGACCTGTATGGTGTCGATGACAGCTTCCAGAATATCGGCCTCCGGGACTTTTTCCTCCGAGCAGTCAAAGCCGGTATTCAGCCGTTTCATGACGCAGCGGTAGGAGCCATTCTTTCTGCTGTCCCGCTGCATGGCGTGGCCACATACTCCGCAGACCACCTTGCGCTTCAGCGGATTGCCGCTGCCGGATGCAGCTTCGTATTCCCGGTATTCCCGCATACAAGACTGCGCTTTCTCAAACAGCGCCTCCGGCACAATGGCCTCGTGCCTGTCGGGGACGATAACCCAATCATTGCGGGGGATTTTGACCGTGTGGGTGCTGCCTACAACATCCCGGCTCCGTTTGCCGTACACCGTCTTTCCAATATACCGCTCGTCCCGCAGGAATTTTGCGACCAGATTGGCCGTCCAGAAGTTTTCCTCCCGGATGCTGCGCCACGGCGTCCTTGTGCAGCCCGCCTCGACCTTGTAGTTCTTCGGGGAACTTACGCCGTCGCCGTTCAGCGCCGCCGCGATCTCCCATGTCTTTGCACCATCCGCCGCCATTTGAAAGATGCGCCGTATCACGTTGGCGGCTTCGGCATCTACCAGAAGATGATTTTTGTCCTCCGGGTCTTTGACATACCCGTAAGGCGCATAGGGGCTGAGAAACGCCCCGCGCTCGGCTCTGGCCTTTTTTGCGCTTTTGACCCTGCGGGAGAGGTCACGGCTGTACAGGTCATAGATCAGCGTCCGAAACGAGGTATCAAGGCTGTCGATATCCAACGGATTGCTGCTGTCAAAGCCGTCGTTGACGGAAATGAAGCGCACACCGAGGAACGGGAACACGCGGGAGATGTAGTCTCCCACGGTGAGGTAATCACGGCCAAAGCGGGATAGGTCTTTTACTACGATGCAGTTGATCTGCCCGCGCCTGACCTGCTCCAAAAGCTCCTTCACAGCGGGACGCTCAAAATTCGTGCCGCTCCAGCCGTCGTCACAAAATTCCAATATTTCAGAGCCGGATAAATCTGCATGGCTGCATACATAATCCCGCAGGAGGCTGCGCTGGTTGGATATGCTCTCGGATTCGTTCTTTTCGCCGGTTCGCAAATCCTCATCCTCGCTGGATATGCGAAGATACATCGCCGTTTTCATGCGTCAGTTTTCCTCCCTTCCAGATATGTACAGAGCTCCTTGTATTCGTCCCGGTAACGGAACACGATCTCGATATTGCTGTCACCGTCCACATACACACGCTCAATCAGCGCCTGCGCCATTTCTTTTGTCAAAACATCCGCCCCCCGGAAGCTTCCGAAGGCCGCAAGGAACGGGTTTTCCGGCGTGTGTGCCGCTTCCGCCGCCTGCCGGCGTGTCAGAGCCTCGATCAGCCGCTCCGCTTCCTCGGCTTCCGCTTTGTAGCGGCGTTTCAGCGTCATATACTCCTGCTCGGTCATGAGCTGATCCACATAGCTCTGATACAGGCTGTCATACAGGCCGTTGCAGCGCTTGAGCGCCTTTTTCGCGGCGTCCAGCCTGCCTTGCAGCGTTGCGGTCTGCTTTCTGTATTTGGGGGAGCTGTTCACCCTGCGGATGAGCGCCTCCATATCGGCGGCAAGGGCGATCTGGGTTTGAATGGCTTGCAGGAGCATGGGGAACAGTGCGTCCTCCCGGATGTTTTTCAGCGGACAGCTGCCAATGTCGTTGGCGTGGGTCGGGCAGATAAAGGTGTACCACAGCTTTTTTTCGTGGCTCACATTCTTGTACCGCACCAGCGGACGCTTGCAGTCGGCGCAGCAGACCAGCCCCTTGAGGATGTTTTCGGTGGTTTCCAGATGCGTAAATCTGCCGAGGTTTTCAAAGTATTCTGTCTTTTTGCGCTGTGCAAGCTCCTGCACCTTGTCGAATGTCTCCCGGTCGATCAGCGGCTCGTGGGTGTTCTCCACGACGACCCATTCCTCTCGTGGCTTCTTGTGCTGCCCCCGGTTTTCGTAAAAGGACTGCCGCTTCTTTCCCTGCACCATGTGTCCGATGTACACCTGCCGTGACAGAAGGTTCTTGACCGTCTGAACATACCAGCTCACGCCGTTATACTTCTCCGTTTTGCATACCCCGGTGTTGTACAGGTAGGCGGAGGGGGATGGTACGCCGGAATCGTTGAGCCGCCTTGCGATTTGTGTGATTCCCATGCCCCCGGCTCGCCACCGGAATATCTGCCGGACAACGGGAGCCGTCGCTTCGTCCGGCTCCAGCTTGTGGGGATTATCCGGTTGTTTGCGGTAGCCGTAGGGAGCCCACGCGCCGATGAAATCACCGTTCTTCTGCTTTGCTGCCAGTGCCGAGCCGGACTTCCTGGAAATATCCTTGCTGTAAACCTCGTTGATGAGATTTTTCAGCGGAACGAGATAGCCGTCCGCGCCCCGCTGGGCGGTGAGGGTGTCGAAGCCGTCGTTGACGGCGATGAAGCGAACTCCGAGGAACGGAAAAATGCGCTCCAGATAGTTGCCCGTTTCCTTGTAGTTTCTGCCAAAGCGGGATAGGTCTTTGACCACGATGCAGTCTATATGCCCTTTGCGTACTTCCTCCATCATCTTTTCAAACTGAGGACGGTCAAAGTCCGTGCCGCTTCGTCCGTTATCGCAGAACAGGGCTGCAAGCTCCATATCGGAGCTGCTTTCAATAAAAGAAGTCAGCAGCGCTTTCTGCCCCTCTATGGTATCCGCGCCGGGTTTGCCGCTGTCCTCCACGGAAAGGCGGACATAGGCGGCAGCGCAGTATTGCTTCTGCGCCTGTGCGGGAGCTTCCGCCGCCGGAATGACCGGGTTTGTCTTTCGTTTCGTTCTTGCCACTTATACCACCTCCCGTATTTGTGATCTTCTGAGAATATCCGTCTGCCATGCAAATTCGTCCGCAAAGCGGAAGCGGACTTCCACGCGGTTATCCCTGTAAATGAGGATGCGGTCGATCAGCGCCACAACGATGCTGCGCTCCAATTCCGTGATGTTCAGGTGCTTTCTGAACTGCGCCATCCACTCCCGGTGCCCGCCGCCGTGCTCCCTGATCTGCGTAAGGGTCTCCTGCAAGGCGTCCATCTGTTTTTCGCACTCGGCGCAGCGTCCTGCGTAATTCTGCTTGAGCCTTGCGTATTCGTCCCGGTCGATGATGCCGTCTGCAAGACTTTCATACAGGGACATGAGCAGCTTCTGGAGCCGCTCATATTCCGAGTGCTTTTTGTCGAGCTGCCGCTGCACCTTCTGGGCTTCTGCGGTTCTCAGGGGGGCGGTATCCGTCATGGCAAGAATATCGTCCAGATCAACCACGTCCCGGATATACTGCTTTACCGTGTCCAAAACCAGTTGCTCCAGCGCTTCATCACGCATCCGGTGGGGCGAACAGGATTTATCCTGCTTGTGGGCGGCGCAGACGAAGTAGACGTATTTCTTCTTCCCGGAGGGGACGGTCTTGCGTACCATGCTTGCGCCGCAATCGCCGCAGAACACCATCCCGCTGAAAAGCTGCACCGCGCTGTCGCCGGGGCTGCGGCGGGTATCCAATGAGAGCGCCTTCTGTACGCTGTCAAAGTCCCGGCACTCAATGATGGCTTCGTGGGCGTCCGAAACGATTGCCCATTCGCTTTCCGGCTTTGTGACGCGCTTTCGCACCTTGTAGCTGGGTGTGGTTTCTTTTCCCTGAATGAGTATGCCTGTGTAGACCGGATTTTTCAGGATACGGAGCACGGCGTTGGCCGACCATGCCGCCTGCGGGTTCGCCTTGAAGGAGGTGGCAAACCTCATGCCCAGCGATCTTTTGTATTCCATGGGCGAAAGCACGCCGCTGTGATTCAATCGGGCGGCGATATCCTGCGGGCTCATGCCCTCCAGCTTCCATTTGAAGATATCCCGCACGACGTCCGCAGCGTATTCGTCTGCCACCAGACGGTTTTTGTCTGTTTCGTCTTTCAGATAGCCGTACACGGCAAATGCGCCGATATACTGGCCGCTCTTGCGCTTGACCTCAAGCTGGGTGCGGACTTTCACGGAAATATCCCGGCAGTAGGCTTCGTTTATGAGGTTTTTGAACGGAATGATAAGCTCGTCCGAAGCGTTTTTTCCGCCGAGACTGTCGTAGTTGTCGTTGACGGCGATGAACCGCACGCCTAAAAATGGGAATATCTTCTCGATGTATTCGCCAGCGTCCAGATAATTACGGCCAAAGCGCGAAAGATCTTTCACGATGATGCAGTTGGTACGTCCCGCCTTTACGTCCTCCAGCATTTTCTTAAAGCTCGGACGCTCGAAATTGGAGCCTGTGAAGCCGTCGTCGATCCTGACGGCGTATTCCCGAAGCTCCGGGCGGGTTCGGATGAAGTCCCGCAGCAGCTCCCGCTGCCCGGTGATGCTGTTGGATTCCTCTTTATCCCCGTCGTCCCTCGACAGCCGGAGGTAAAGCGTGGCGTTCCAGATTTTTG